CTGGCTAAGTTGGAGGGAACGCGATGAGCAAAGTCAAGGTCAATTATAAAACCAAAACGGTCGTACTGAACGATGAAGCCCGCCTCGCACTCAAGCGCAGCGGGCCTAGTAACGTTCGCATAGCGCAGATCGTCTTGAGCAACGAGGAGCGGCACATGCCGACCTCAGAGGAGGCCCGGTGGCTTGGGGCCGCTGTGTTGTTCTACAACGGTTATGCGTTCGACCCGCCCATCAAGCTCAAGCAGAAGACCCGCAAGGCGAAGGTGAAATAATGCCTCCGTTCTCTGGTGGAGTGAGCATCGACAAGAAGGGATACCTCGTCGTCAAGTCCGGCCCGTGCAGAGATGTACGCGTTCATATCTTGGTGGCAGAGGCAATGCTCGGTCGCAAACTCAAAGAAGGCGAAGAGGTCCACCACCGAGACGAGAACAAGCTCAACCCAGAGTGGACTAATCTAGAAGTGTTAGACCCAGTTACCCACGCCAAGATCAGCAACAAGAAACGCTGGATGCTGAAGGACCAAGATGTGCGCGAGCTTGAAGCTATCGAAGCCTTCGAGTCCGCGAAAGAAGAGGTTCCATTTTGACCTACATTCCAAATGAAGTACCTAAGAACGACAAGCCGGACAACACCCTGTTGAAGGTTGTCGAGTCCGTCCCGGTCGGCACAAAGGTTATCGCCAGCCGGTACAATCCGAAGATCGTCCCAAGTCGGTACAACCCGATTGAAGTCTGCGACGATGACATGGACGCTGACGATGCCTAAACAATATCTGGTAGAGCAGTATCTCACTGTTGTGGAGATGGAGAATCGTATCAACGAACTCTATTGTAAGCCAACGGGAGAACGCTACGACCCGATCACCGTAACCGAGACCCCGGACAACTTTACTGTCCTGTATGGTCTCTTCATGAAGAAGTTTCGCAGAACCTAACCGCCCTTCGGGGCGGTCGTTTTGCTGTCTATGGAGGATTTTTATGGCAACACCAGTCATCACCACACCCGAACCAAGTACGTTACAAACCGAAGTGGCCGAGGCCCGCAGTTGGCTTCAAAAGCATGAACGCATTCTCATCATCTTCCTTGCGATCCTCGCCGGGGTCTTCCTGTACAACAAGGTACTTGATCATGAAGCTGCCCATGACGTTTTAGTCGCAGCCCAAGCAACTCAAGTGCTAAACCAGCAGGAAGCTAAGGACGCGACACTGGCGCAGGCCGCCGCCGCCCAACAGCAGGAGTACGTCGCGCTGGTTCAGCAACTCACCCAGCAGAACTCCGCGCTGACCGCAGCGATGCAAAACCGGACGACCGTGCTCCAAGTACAGCAAAAAGCTGACGCAGCCCTCCCAATGCCCGCTCTAGGCACTCGCCTTGGCACGCTTTTGGGGGTAGGAGCGACCGATGTGGTTCCGACGACCTCTGGCCTCACCCTTTCACCAGCGGCCTCGTATAGGGCCACTGAGAGCCTTGAGCAGCTTCCCGTGCTGACCGCCAACCTCGCGGACAGTCAAACCCAGAACCAAAACCTCACCAAGGAGCTTGCCGCAGCCGACGACCTCAGCGCGACGAAGGATGAGCAGATCACAAACCTGAAGCAAACCGTAACGGATACGCAAGTTGCCGGGGACAAGAATCTGGCAGCGTGCAAGGCAACGGCCCGACGAGGGAAGCTCCACAGCTTTTTCTACGGAGTAGGAGTTGGGGCCGGTGCAGTTGCGGCCATAGTCATTCACCACATATTGTAACGAAACCCCCTTTTTCGAGGGGTTCTGTAGCACAACGTTGTAAAGAGGGAGTTGTAAGTTGAACACCGAGATGAGTGCCTTCGCAAGGCGCATCATGGAACAGAAGTATTCGCACACGAAGATCGACGGGTCTAAGGAAACTTGGGCCGAGATAGCACACCGCGTAGCCAAGAATGTACTGGGCGCGGTCAACGCAACGAAAGCAGAGATTGCCGAGACCACCGCCCTTATCACCCAACGCAAATTCATCCCCGGAGGTCGATACCTGTACGCATCAGGACGATCCTTCCATCAAGTTCAAAACTGCCTGCTCATGCGGGCAGAAGACAGCCGTGAGGGTTGGGCCGAACACCTTCACAAATGCGCCATGAGTCTTATGACCGGCGCAGGTATCGGAATCGAGTACAGTCGCGTGCGTGAGCGAGGAGCAATCATCCGTCGCACAGGCGGTACAGCCACCGGGCCATTAGCCCTTATGGAAATGACGAACTGTGCAGGACGTGGCATACAGCAGGGCGGAGCACGACGATCCGCGATCTGGGCAGGTTTGAAGTGGTGGCATCCAGACATAGACGAGTTCATTCGTATGAAGGATTGGTCATATGAGGTCAAAGCTCTCAAGGAGAAGGACTATAACTTCCCGGCCCCTATGGACGGTACGAACATCAGCGTTGGCCTTGATACCGAGTTCTTCAAGGCTTACCACAACAAGAAGCACCCGAAGCACGACAAGGCCCAGAAGGTTTACTGGGACACTGTACGCCACATGCTTGAGACTGGTGAACCGGGATTCAGTATTGACTGTGACGAGAACGACGGCGAAGACCTACGCAACGCCTGTACTGAGGTGACCAGCCGGGATGACTCGGATGTGTGCAACCTTGGCTCGATCAACATGGCGGAGATTTACACGCTCGAAGAGATGGAGTTGGCAGTGCGCGTAGGAGTGCGGTTCTTGCTGGCTGGCACGCTCTACAGCGACCTGCCGTACGAAAAGGTAGGCGAGATACGCACCAAGAACCGGCGACTCGGCCTTGGGGTTATGGGGATTCATGAATGGCTTCTCAAGCGAGGATACCGATACGGTTCAAACCCAGAGCTTCAATCTTACATGGAACTCTACGCACGCAGCACAGATGTTGCAGCAGTTATTGCGGACTCGTACGGAATATCCCGTCCTGTCAAGACACGAGCTATCGCTCCGACCGGGACGATTGGAATTGTAGCGGAGACGACGACCGGCCTTGAGCCAATCTTCTGCGTTGCATATAAGCGTAGAAATCTCATCGGTGACCGGGTTGCATACGAATACGTAATTGATCCATCAGCCAAACGGCTCATTGACTCGGGTGTCGATCCTGACCTCATCGAGGATTCGTACGATCTGGCCAAGGAACCTGAACGGCGCATCGCGTTTCAAGCGTGGCTGCAAGGCTACGTCGATCACGCGATCAGCAGCACACTCAACCTTCCTCAATGGGGAAGCGAGTACAACAACGCGGATACGGTCAAGCCTTTCGGTGACATGCTAGTTAGATATTTGCCACACCTTAGGGGAATGACTTGCTACCCTGACGGATCACGAGGAGGTCAACCCTTGTCACCTGTCAAGCTGGCCACGGCTCTCAAGCACAAGGATCAGGTCTTCTATGAGCAGGCCGACATCTGTTCGATTACTAAAGGTGAATCATGCGGAGCATAAAGAAACCCCCACTCAAAACATCGAGTGGGGGTATTTTGTTGTTTGTCAAGTTTTGTTGCAGAAAAACTAGGTTATGTGTGGTAAGAGGTTGAGGCGATCCATACCGGCCATCCACTGCATCACTTCAGGATCGTGCCGGTGCTTCTCCAGTTCCCCTAGGAGGTACTGGTCATGATCGGTGCCGGTGAGCAGCAGAGCGTTGTGAACGATGCTGCCCAACTTGGCGAGGAGTGTGCTCGGAGGCTTCAACGGGTCGGTCATGCGTTACGCCAAGCTCCACACGCGAATCTTGCGACCGCGATTGGACGGGCGGGCCGACTTCACCTCGGTGCCGGTGAATGCGAATCCCTTACGGAACAGGTTGCCAGCGGTGGAACCTAGCTCAGCTACGTTCTCTCCGGTCGCTTCCAGTGCTTCGTAAACGTCGTCAGAGGTCACAGTGCCCTTGAGTGCGGCAATCGACTTGGCAATGGTCTGGGCCTTGGTGAACAAGGTCTCAGGCTCGAAGACGACGGCAATGTTACTGCCGCCTTCCTCAGGTGTAAAGGTTGCGTTGATGATGTCTGTCAACGGTTGTCCCCCTCACTCTTGATTACGCCGCGATCACGGCGGTCGAACAACTTCACGAGATTGATAGCTGCGATTGCTCCCAGCTTCACTCCAATCTCCTTGGCGAGTGCTGCACAGTACCACAGGCAGTCACCAATCTCCTTCACGATGGCGTCCCGTTGTTCCACGGTGAGCTTCTTGCCATCCATGATGCCGAGGTTGCGCCAGAGCTTCTTGACCTTCTCTGCCACTTCCCCGGCCTCACCCGCCAATCCCAACGCCGGGTAGACCATGTTGCTGCCTACGTCCGGGTAGGTGGCGAGTGAGGTTGCTTTGTCTTGATACTCGTTGAAGTCCAAGTGTTAGTCCTCCTCGTGGACGAACTTGACGTTGAACGTGAGAGGCTTCAGCTTGGCTGCCGACTCCTTGCTCTTGTCGAATGCGGTGATGAACTTGTCCACCTTCTTAGGAAGCTGGGCGATGTAGACCTTGCCTCCCTTGGTTGCGTTCGCGGTCGAAAATCCGTTGACGCTAACGTCACGCAGCTTGAGTCCGCGCAGTGCCAGTGCTACCGGGCAATCCTTTTCCCGGTTCTCTTCGCCATAGAGCTTCAGTGCCTTGGCGATGTTCTTTGCCGACACCACTACGGTGCACTTGAACCAACTCTGTTTCCTCTTCGTGCTCATAGTCCCTCCCCTTCTAACTGCTCAGCCATCTCCCTGAATGCGTCGGACAGCAAGCCGCCCGAGGTCTCCAAGTCCGGCGTACCGGGAACGCGCAACGTCAGCACGAACTCCTTACGCCCTTCATCGTAGCGAATGAAAACGCCCTTCTCATCCATTCGGTGTACCTCCTGATGTGAACTCGTCCTGCTCGGCCTGACGCCGGTTCCAGAGTCCCTTGTTGACTTGCCCCTTGACGAAGACCCAACTCTTGAAGGCAGCGTTAGCACCGGCATAGTTGCCAGCGTTGAGCAGCTTCAAAAGCGTGGAAGTCTCGAACGCGTGTACACCTACGTTGAATGTAAAGTCTACGAGCGAGTCGAATTCCTGTTGGGTCACTGATACGCGGACACTGGCGTTGACTGCTGTTACGGATTTGGCAAAGTCATGCTGGAACCAGATGACCGCCTGCTCTCGGGTGATGGCCCTGCCGGGTATAACATCCGGCCCGGTGTGTCCCCATCCCGCCGTCCAGACTCCGCCTTGGTCTTGGTACGGCATTAGCCGAAGGGCTTCCTCACGCTCGGTAAGGGCTTGCCCTGCGATAGAGTATTCCATGTTCCTCCTAAAGTACGATCTGCACACCCTCCGTATTTTTTACGCGTCGTACCTTTGTTGGTTTATTGCACTTACCACAACGCCAACTTCCTTTGTGGTTCTCAGAGAACTTCTTCTCCTCTTTGTCCTTCGCACCCCACACCAGCGGTTCCTTCTTGCCGGGCACGTCGCAGCATTCACTGATGTACAGGAACGCCGGGGTGAACATCTTCACTGCGACCACGACCGGAGCCTTCTCCGTGCGCTTGTCCTTTGGACGCTTCTTCTGGGTTGCTTGCTTACCGCCCTTGAATTTCTTCTTGAGCGGATTCTGGGTGGTTCCGGTGGTAGTGGTCTCAGACATAGTCCTCCTTGTAGTAGTACGGTTTGCGGATCAGAGCAGCGGTGTTCACCGGCACGCGTCCTAGGTTGATTTCATTGGTGAGAGTGAGCAACGCCTGCAAGTAATCGCTTCTGAGGAAGTAACGATACGCGATCCCGTTCTGCACGAGATGCCATTCGTAGTCACGTTGGCTGTACTTGACAACCGCAATGCCCTCGGTGTTCTTGAGAACCTGACCTTTGTAACTATAGCGCTCATCACGCAGAGTCGAGATGTAGTCAGATTGGTTCTGAATCGAACCGGCCTGACGACCTACGATTCCTTCAAGCTCCTTGACGCGGCTCTTGGATATTTCCAGTTCCGTGCTCAGGTGCGTGTTGCGCTTGTCGCGCCCTTCAAGGTCACTCAGTAGGCCGTGGATGGTACGGGCCTGACGCTGCCAGCACGCCTTCGTACTTACGTCGGTGTCGTCCTTCGGAGCATCTGGCAGGAACTCAGCGTTGATGTAGTGGAATAGGGGTAGCTTGCGCGGGTCGATAGACTCGACAACCACCTCTGCGCACGGGTTCGTGACAGGGGACGGTGATGCAGCACCCGTAAGCTCAGCAGTCTTGACTGCCGGGGATTCCTGCTTAGTGTTTACGTCTTTGAAGGGACGAAACGGCTGACCAAAGGACGGCCACTTTTCCCTTACAGGTGAAGTATACGGCGCTACTGGCGGAACTTTTGATATGAAGATAAAATCCATGTGAACCTCCTTAGAGTTCGGTGAGTGACTTGATGTTGAATCCGGCAGCGTTCTTGTGACCGCCTCCGCCGTATTGCTTTGCGATTTCCGAAACGTCTTGTGTCCTCGTTCATGCGGCGTCTGCCTCCTGTTGGGCTTTGATAGCTTTGCCAATCTCAGCCTGAATCTTCTTGAATAGTACATCGTTGCCACGGATCGTGTCAATAACATTCTTCTCGCCTTGACCCAGACGTTCACCGTTGAACGAGTACCAAGCTCCTGCCTTCTCGATTGCTCCGACAGTGATGGCGAACCGTATGGTGTCTGAGAACTTGTCGATGCCTTTGCCGTAGATCAGATCGACCTCGGTAGTCTTGAACGGTGCAGCCACCTTGTTCTTGACGGACTTGATCTTCATGCGGTGACCAATCACAACGTCACCAGACTTGACCTGCCCGGCCTCGCCGCCGATGCGCCGAACGTCCAAGCGTACGGATGCGTAGAACTTCAGTGCCTTACCGCCAGTTGTGGTCTCAGGACTTCCGAACATCACTCCGATCTTCTCACGAATCTGGTTGATGAAGATGAGCTTCACACCGTTGACCGCAGCGATACCACGCAGTTTGCGCATACCCTGCGACATCAGCCGGGCCTGTAGGCCCATGTGCGAGTCTCCCATCTCGCCGTCCAGTTCCGCCTGAGGCGTCAGAGCAGCTACCGAGTCGATGACCACGATAGATACAGCACGCGACTTCACCAGAGCCTCGACAGTCTCAAGAGCCTGCTCACCGGAGTCCGGCTGCGACACTACGAGGTTGTCAACGTCCACACCAAGTTGCTTGGCGTAGTTAGGATCGAGCGCGTGTTCAGCATCTACGAACGCGGCAAGCTCTCCAGCCTCCTGCTCAGCAGCGACCAGTTGCAACGCGATGGTCGTCTTACCTGCCGACTCAGGCCCGAAGATTTCAATGATACGTCCGTCCGGGGTACCGCCGATGCCATAGACTCCATAGTCAAGCGACGGTATCCCAGTAGGACGATGTGGCATAGCGATGCCCAGCTTCTTGCCTAACCTCACAAGCGAATTCGTTGTTGTGAACTGCTTGTCAAGTTGTTTGCCGACCGCATCAAGCACGGCCAGCTTCTCCTTGTTAGTCAGCGGCTTCTGCTGTGATGGCGTCTCCGGTGCCTTCGGTGCTTCCTTCTTGCTCGGCGTAGGTGGAGTATTCGTACCCGCCGCTTTCGTCGTCGGCTTCGCTACCACTGCCGACAGTTGCTTCAGTGCTCCCATTCTTCTCCTTTGCTGCGGCGTCTGCCGCCAGCTTGTACTGCGCTACCGTAGACATGAACTTGAGGAAGTTGTCAAGGAACTTCTCTCCACGCAGAGCGACGATGGCGGGCTTGCCGTGCTTCTGGAAGACCTCCTCGACAGACTGGGTAAGCTCACCGTGAACTTGGAAGAACACGAACCAGCAGTGCTGGCAGTTCCGGTGACGCGGTTCATGGCCCGGTACAAACTTGTGACCGCACATTGGAATCTTCTGGTGCTTCACAGTGAACGTGTCGTGCATTGCTTTCTTGTACTCGGCCCGAGTAATCTCCTCATACGCGCCCGTCTCCTTGTTGATCCGGTAGTACGGGAACTTCGGCTGGGCTGCATTGGTCACAGCGTCGATGTTGTTTCGCGCTTCGATGGCTTGTGCTTCCTGTGCGTTATCGTACATTGGTCGCCTCCACGAGGGCAGAGATGCCTAAGTCCGCTAACTCGCCTACCGTAAACACTGGGTCGGTAAGACCGTATTTCATCTCAAGCGCGAACCGTTGGGGGTTGGTGATCGGTTCGCCGTCAATCTCCGCACGCAGTTGCTTGCGAAGGTCGGCACGCAAAACGTCAGAGACCTCGTTAGAGGGTGAACTGCTTTCTGGGTTTGCCATGTTGCCTCTTTTCTCCGATGGATTGTCGGATGGTTAGAAAGTATTTTGAAACCGGCGATATGCCATTTCTACGAAAGAGCTTGCCTAAGGTCTGCTCAAGGACTTGTCTTTCTTTGGGCGTGTACAAGGTCTCGGAATCCTCGGTAATGTACGTCGCCTCGAATCGAGCTATCTCCTTCTTGTCCCCATCGAACGCTAGGCTGATCATGTGATCAACGTCGCAAAAGAAATCAGTGTGACTCGGCTGTGCCGTGTTCCGTGTGGCGTGCCCCGAGTCGAAGTCGTTGTTGGCTACCAAGATCGAACTGCGCTTCTTCATGCGGTCGAGGTTACCTTGCACGGGTTCGGGAACTGCGAACGGGTCTCCGATTACATCATCGAACGCGTTCTTGTTGAACTTGAACTCCTCGTTATACTTTCCAATGTTGTTGGCACTACGGTTTCCCATCTCTCTCCTGTTTGATCTTGTCCAGCAACTTCCTGCGCTTCTTCGTACCCACCTTCCCCGGCGCAGTGAGTATCACTCTACCAAGGAACTTCGTGAATGTCGATTCAGCAAAATACTTACCGGCAGCTATGAACAACTCCGCAGCTTCCGGGTGGAACCTCTGGAAAGCTCCGATGGCCCGGTTGCATTTCCAGCACAGCAGACCTCTTAGTAATCCGGTCTTGTGATGATGGTCTACAGCGAACGCCGTCTTCGATTCCGCGAGGGGCATCTGGCATATCGCACAACGCGAATCCTGCCCCCTGAGGACGCGATTGTATTCCGGTAGGGTAATACCATACTCCCGGCGTAAACGTGCGTCCTTGGCCCTATTCCGGGCCGTCAATGGCCTACTCACAGCTACTCCAGTTCTCCCCCGAAACATCCTAGGTCGATGATCCGCAACTTCCCGTCGCGGTCAATCCCGTAATTGTCCCTCTTGTCCGGCCCAACGTCTCCGTCCATGACTCCGATCCCTGCAAGGTTGGCGATGATCTGGTCTATCTCCGCGTCGTACTTCTTGGTGTAGGCCCACGGTAACGGACGGTAGTAATCAGTCAGGGTCACGCCGGTCGAAGGGATGAGGCAATGAAGCGCGGGCATGTACGGTCGGAAGAACTCGTACTTCTTTTCGCGCATCACCTTCTTGCGGTACTTCCATTCGGTATTAGCGTGAACGAGTGGCGTGTGAGCATAGTTGTGACCCAACTCCGCCTGATCCTTCTCAGTCATAGGAACCTTGACTACCAGCCCGGTGCCGACAATTTTGAACACCACACGAAAGCCGCCGTCACCGATGAACTTCAAAGTCAGTCCACAACAGATGAGCAGGTCTTCAACGGTCTTAGGCTTCTCCTTCTTCAGCGTAAGAGCGATGTTGTTGGCTTTCATGAGGTGATCAATTCTTGTCATAGCTTCACGACTTCCTCTTCATCCGTATACGGTACGGCAGCCGCAGTCGGTGTGGCCGGTACCTCTACCGGGGCCGCCTCTGTCTTCGGTTTCACCACGGCCTTCAGCTTGTTCAACTGTTGCTCGTAGCCAATGTTCTTCTGAGCGATGGCCTTCATCTTAGCGATCTGGCCTTCGTTGTTCTCGCTTATTGTACTCGTTGCGCCGTTATAATGCAAGGTCGTTCTGCCACCTCCACTATACCTACTCAACCCCACGGTCACGACCATTTCGTCTCCGAACGATGTTTCCTCGTACACGTATCCCATATCCTTCACGTCTTGGGCAGTGAGTTCCCCGCCAGTACGCTCACGATGCAGAACCATCATGCAGTCGCAGTCCTTGCCGATCTGAGATGCGCCGTCAACGTTGTCGCTCGTAGCCAGTGCGCCCGCCTTGATGCGGTGGGGTTGCAGGATACGAATGATCTGAACGTTGTAGTCCTTAGCGATCTGGGAGATGACTTTGCTTATCTCCGAGAGGTGCTGCGTGCGGCCTTTGTCTCCCAACGTCGTATCACACAACCGTTGGATGTTGTCAATACAAATCCACTTCGCACCGTACCGGCGAATGCAGTCACGCATCAGTCCGTAGATGTCGTCAACCGTTTTGTACTTCGGGTAGCAGAAGTAGAAGTCGCCCTCTCGATTTGCGGACGCGTTCTGTACAAGAGGAACAGCAGTGAGGAATGCGTGCTTGAGTGCTTCGGCCTCCACTGGGTTGCGCGGGATGTTGTCCGCGATCTGAGCCTTGTACGCGATCCACTTGCGGGCCATGCGTGCTCGGGTCATCTCCAGACAGATGAACACCCCGTCTTCCCCGTACGCGTCCACGATATCTTCCATGATGTTCATGGCGAACGTTGTCTTGCCCACCTTCTCCGGTGCGAGGATGTCGATGACATCTCCCTCATCGAAACCGACCAGCGTGTTCAACGTCGGCCAGCGCGTCTTGTACTTCGGCTCTACACCGTTGGTGGTCAACTCCTCGTAGAACTCCTGCACAGCATCCTTCGAGGACGCGACACCGGCTACGTCGAAGAGCACAGCCTCCTGCTTCAGCTTCTCGAACTCCTCAGCAGTACCGCCGCCCTGAGTGAACCATTCGTTTAGGTCTTTGCCGGGGCGAATCTGGCCGTCTTCAGTGGTGACCTGAAAGTCCGGCAGAGTAATCTTCCAGCACTTCTCGATGCCGATTCGGTTCGCAAGTTCCTGAGCAGCCTTCTGACCCGTCTTGTCCTTGTCATAGCAAATGTAAACCCTTTCCAGTTTATCGAGCGAGTCGATCCACTCCGCCTTCTTGAAGTTTGCGCCGGGAATGCCGCAGAAGCCGGTGAGTCCCTTATCCATTGCAGCAATCGTATTGGGTTCCCCCTCAACGAACGTCACGTCGGTCATGTTAGGGAAGTTCAGAATCTCCCCATTGTACAGCGGCGCGTCCCAGCCCTTCGGTGAACTGAAAGCCTTGACGACTTTGTTTTCGCTCAGAGGCATGGTCGGCAGCGTGCGGAAATGGGCGAAGACCTGCTGACCGTTTACCAAATACGGGTACACCAGAGCTTTTACTTCTCCGCACTCTCTGAAGAACCGTTTGTCCAGCAGCCCGATCTTCTGCTGCTTGATAATTGCCATACTAAAGCCGCGCCCGTTGATAAGGTAATCCATCGCAGATTCGTCGGCAAGTAAACGTTCATGGCACGCTTCCAAGTCAGGCAGTGGCTCAGTCTCTTTCGTCCCTCCTGCGTCCTTACGTGATTCTAGATTGGGTACTATAAAACCTAACTTTTGCTTTAGCGAGTACAGGTTTCCACCTTCTCCGCACTTCACGCAAATGTACAAACCGTCCCGGTTTTTCAGTTCCTCGTCTTGGCGGTGCAACTCCATCATGCAGTGGTAGTTGTCTTTTTTGCACGATGGGCATATCTCCAACTCAATCTTAGGCTCAGAGACGTAACGCCACTTCCAACCTTGGCTGATTACGAATTGTAAAGCCGGGCTATCCTTCGCTTCGACTTGGCTCATACTCTCCTTAGGTACTGAATAGCTCTTTGCAAACTCTCCACACTATCTGCGAGAAATCCAAGAGCTTTGTTGCATTTGTGGCACAGCAGACCACGTACGCATTTACCACACGTCATTGATCCTGAGCAACAAGCATGGTCATGATCCACATGGGGCTTGTTATCTTCACTAAATTCTAAAGTACACACCGGGCACGCATTTCCTTGGCTCTCAAGCATCGAGTCGTATTGTCCGGGGTCAAGATTGTAGCGAGAGTTGCGGTAGCTTTCTTTGTTCCTCTTGGAATCAGATTCTCTCCACTCTTGCACCGTTTCCTTTATCTCACTTGCATGGCGGGTGTAGTAAGACTTCTGTGAAGCTATGCGACAATCGACACACCACAGACACAGACCGTCCTTTTTCTGCTTATCCTTGTTGAATTCCCCTGTGTCCTTTTCTTTTTTGCATTTGGTGCAAGTTCGCAGTCTTCCAGTGAAGATTCCTTTACGTTTTCGTCGTTTCATTGTTTCCATTCTACTACAAAACAAACCACTTGTCAACGCCCAGTCAGTTTGTAAACACGAACGCGTTCAAGTAAATCATGCTCGAACGATACAGCGTTCTTCGCAAAGGTGACCAGCATCCGGGCCGCCGCTAGGTTTTGGTTTCGCACCGCGTCAGTGCTGCGCATCTCTTGCTGTTGCAGGTAGTCGAGCACACGTTGCATACCGTTCTTTGCGTAGCCTAAGTGATGAATGTAATCCATGATGCCTCCTTGCCTAACATACGAGGCATTCAGGACTCCTCCATCCCAAATGCCTCGTATACTGGCTACTTGTTGTCCTTCTCCAAGAAGACGTTCGAGACGATCTTCAGTTGAGTGCGGCCCAGACCACGCTGCGAGACCTCACGGGTCGTGCGTATCACTACGCCTTCACGGATGTGCTTGCCACCGGCAGCAATGGAAGTACCATCGACCAGCTTGCTGATCTTCTCGAAGTTGTACGGGCCGTAGTAGAGCAGCGGTACCATGTACTTGCCGATGGCCTCGTTGATCCCGTACGTTCCGTAGTCGTCGTAATCGACCCACTCCTTGCCCGGCGTGTAGATGTCGAACCAGAAGAACTTGACCTCCCCATCCTTGCACCCGTACG